GTGGGTCGAGTGGTTGATGGGTGTGCCAACCGGGTGGACAGAATTAGGCTGCTGGGGAACGGAGTAGTACCACAGACCGCAGCTAAGGCTTGGATAACATTGAATGAAGGCTAGTACCTATATGGTAGGTTTTATAGCCTACAAAGGGGTTAAGTAATTAAAAAGGATTAAATAACCGGTTTTATGTTTGGTTTAAAACGAGGAGTTATTATGAAAAACAAAGGAAGTCTAGGCTATGGCAAGGCAACACGTAAAGACGATGGCAGGAAACGGCACGTAAAGGAAAAGAAAAAGCTGGATGATAAAAAGAAAAAATACTTTATAAAGGGGAAATAAAATGAGCGATTACAAAGACAGATTAGAAGTTGCAAAGAAAAGCTATATCAGTACGGAAGGCCCAGGGGAGTGCGGTGTCAGGTTGTGGTGGTGTATTAAGCAAGTTAGCCATAGCTACACAAATATGGACGTTGAGAACCTGAGAGTCCTGTTCCCGAAATTAGAAGATGAAGCCATCTCCGGTAAGGACTGGGCCTATGTGATCGGGCATATTACTCAGCTTTTTATCCTACCAACGATAGTTCTTGAGGTAATGGTAAAGATTAAACTGAGGGGTTAAATATGGGGATTAAGATAACACCAGCGGATAGTGCGTTTTCAAAATGTGTCAGGCTTAGAGTCAACTATGTCTGTGAAAGATGTGGGGCGCACCACGATAAGAGTAGTACCGGCTTACACTGTAGCCACCACCACAGAAGGGGGCATTGGGGTATTAGGCTTGATCCTAATAACGCTGAAAGCCTTTGTTATGGTTGCCATAGTCTAATGGGAGGAACGCAAGAAAGACTCAATGCCGTGATGACAGAGGCCCAGCAAGAGCTTCTGATTGAAAAGAAAAACGATATAGGGCTAGGGAAGTTGTATAGGAAAACCAACGGCAAGGGTGATGTTGCAAAGCACTACCGTTTAGAGCTGGTTAGAATCCAAAAACTCAGAGATGAGGGCGAGGTAGGACGTATAGATTTCGAGGGGTTTTATTGATGGACGATTTAAGCAAGAGAGTGTGCGCCTGTGGGGTAATAGCCAAGGAGGTAATTCACGCAGAAGCGAATAAAAGAAGGGGATGGTATTGCGCTAGTTGCCGCGTTATGATAAAGGCTATCGGCAGGGAGCATATAACAGGTATGAAAAAGTATGGCGGTTAATACTTTAGAACTGAAATCTCTCCTAGAGTGGGCAACCCCTCGGCAGAAAGCTATAGCTGAAGCAAGAATCAAAGGGGAGACTTGGGAGTGGATATATAATAATCTGGGTGTTGACCAAGGCAATGGCCGAAAAACTCTTGCAAGTCTAAAGCGCAGGGCAGTCCGTCAAGGATACTCGCCAGATCACGACATGACCCACACCGTCCCTGATGGATTCCATGTAAAAGGAGTTTCAACGTACTATGACTCGGAAGGAAACCCCAAGGCCCAGTGGGTTAAGTCAGCAACAGATCAGGCCCGGCAAATCGAAATCCTGTTAGACCGCATCGAAAATGGGTGCAACGGTTTTAAACCATTTAAGCCAACAGCCGTACCTAGACGCAGCAACGATAATCTCCTCTCCCTGCTAACGATTACTGACTTCCACCTCGGAATGTACGCCTATGAAGCGGAGACTGGTGACGACTGGGATATAAATATCGCTAGAGATGTATTTTTAAACGCAATACACCAAATGGTTAACGCGGCCCCTATTAGCCAGGTGGGGATGCTAAACCAGCTTGGAGACTTCCTCCATTGGGATGGGCTGCTGGCGGTTACACCAATGTCAGGGCATGTGCTAGACGCTGATACGCGGTATGAGAAGTTGGTCGATCTGTCAATGGAGATCATGGCCCAAGCTGTGAAGATAATGCTCAAGAAATTCCCAGAGGTACACGTAATCCAAGCCGAGGGAAATCACGACATGGCTGGATCAGTATGGATGCGTAAGCACATGAAGCATATTTTTGCCAATGAGCCACGAGTTACAGTGGATGACAGCGCATTACATTGCTATGCGTATTTACATGGTGAGACTATGCTGGGATTTCATCATGGGCATAAGGTAAAGCTAGCCTCATTACCTAAACTATTCTCTAGCGAACCGAGATTTAGAGCAATGTGGGGGAAGGCCAAGCAAACCTATATCCATACCGGGCACCTTCATTACGAAAAGGTTGTAGAGGATGGCGGGGCGATTGCAGAACAACATCCAACTCTAGCGGGGCGTGACGCATACGCGGCTAGGGGCGGCTGGGTGAGCATGAGAGGGGCTAAAATGATAACCTACGACAAGATTGACGGCGAGATACACCGAATCACTGTCAGGCCACGCAATGGTTGATCCCACGCCAATCCGTAAAGATACAACCGAAGATATGGTTGATACTCTCGGTAGTGCGTACAATATTATTAAGGAGTATCCTACTGGGTACGCGCTGTTTGTAGTGACGGTCGGCCCTAATAACGAGGTTCAGCTAATAGCCTATACATCCAATTTAGACGATCTACAGATAGCGGGGGCGGCATCAGCCCTACAGTTTTCCCAAGCAGCACTGTTACAGCCTGAAGATGAATGAAAAGGAAATTTAAGCCAAAACAACCAAGAGGCATCAAAATGAAAATATTAGGGGTTCTATTGTTACTAGCAACGGTTATTGGATGCTCTAACCAAGCGGCCAGAGATTACTACGCTGCTGTCGCGGTAAGCAGTCAGTCGCTATCTGACACACAGGTAGCGAAGGCACAGGCTTTATCTGCTATGTCTGCCAGTGGTGATCCTGCGACTCAAGCCGCTGCGGTCATGGCCTTGGCGCTAATGCCTTCACCCGTTATACAGCCAGCCTACATACAGTCTGAGGCACTTAGCTATACACAGGCACTCGCGGCTCCCGTCGCAGCAATTGGCGCGCTATGGATACAGAGCGATCTTAGCCGTGACCTAAACGACAACAACAACCAAACCCAGCAAGCCCAGATCAATGCTAATTCTGCCGACCAGCAAGCACTGCTGTCCACTATATCAGTGGGCAATACAGCGTCAGGGTCTACTCTCAGTGCTGCAATAGACGGAATTGTCAGTGCAAGCGCAACAGGATTTGAAACTATCGAGACACTCCAGATCGGCTCGAATGGTCTTGTTCTTGATTTGTCAGAGTCTTTGCAGCCTATCATCGTCCCGATAGTTGAGATAACCCCAGTCATTGAGATAGTGCCAGTAATTACCCCATGATGGTGAGAAAAACGCGCCCACAAATGAAGGTCTAAAATGCCAGAGCCTATTAGCGAGCAAGAAATAGCAGACTGTATCCGTAGAATGGCTGACTCGATGGAAGCTATAGCTCTCAATTTAGCGGATATTGAGAGTATTGTGATTAAGCTGGATGATATATGCGAGACATTGCACAGATGTTAAGCGACGACATGGACAAAGTTTTGAGCGAATACTATCGCTGGTCTAACGTCAATAACCCCGCTGACATCGGTTATCCACACTCAGATACGTTAAGCCGATTACGCGGCCCCAGTAAGGGAGCAAACATTTCCGATGACGAAGCTATGTGGATTGATTACGCGTTAACCTGTCTCAAGAAAGATGACCCTGAACAATACAAGGTCATTAAGCGAGTCTATAGAGATAGGAAATCACTACGCTGGCTTGAGAAGCGAGGGGAAGGTCACAGGAATACGTTAGGAAGGAACCTGGCAAATGGACTACAGTTCGTCAGTGGAGTCCTGCATGGAGTGCAACAAATAAACGGCACAGCCACCTCCCTACGGAGCAACCACTAGGGCATACTTGGAGTATTCAATAGGGCTTTGCCCCTAAGTTTTGCTGCCCACTCTAAAACGCTAAAAAATAGTCTTATACAGACAGAGAGTAGAGGCAGCATTTTATACTGGAAGTAAGATATGGCAGGTGGTCGGCCTAGCGTGGTAACCCCGGATGCAATCCTAAAACTGGAGACTGCATTCCTTATGGGCTGTACAGATCAGGAAGCGTGTTTAGCTGCCGATATTTCAATGTCTACATTGTACTTGTACGGACAAAAAAATCCTGAGTTCTCGGATAGAAAAGAGCTTCTCAAGCAGAACCCAGTCTATAAGGCGCGTGGAGTAGTGCTAGAAAGCCTACACCTTGGCGATATAAACACTGCACACAAGGTCATTGATCGTAAAGAGGGCAGTAAACTCGCGGTCACTGGCGCTGACTCCGGCCCCGTACAGGTCACTATTTCGGGGAAAGATGCCCACGTTTAAACTCACCAGCGCACAAGACAGCGCAATGGACTGCCTAATATCCAAGGCTACGCATTGTGGGCTAGGTGGAGGAAGCAGAAGCGGTAAGACATTCTTACTATTAAGGGCTGTAGTGCTAAGAGCTTTAAAGGAACCCAATAGCCGACACGCTATATTCAGGTTCAGGTTTAACGCCATTAAAGCCAGTATCGTCTATGACACACTGCCAACCGTCTTTGAGCTTTGCTTCCCTGGAGTCTGGGAGCATTGCGAGCTAAGTAAGTCCGACTGGTTTCTTAAACTACCAAACGGATCAGAGATATGGTTCGGTGGGCTTGATGACAAAGAGCGTACAGAGAAGGTTCTAGGCCAAGAGTTTTGCACCATCTATTTCAACGAGTGTTCTCAAATACCATTCAACTCAGTTGTATTAGCCCTGACTCGATTAGCGCAAAAGACTGAGACGTTAAGTTTAAAGGCTTATTACGACTTCAACCCGCCATCTAAACGGCATTGGACGTATAAGCGTTTCATCGAACACAAGAATCCCGACAACGGACAGCCTGAGAAGAACCCAGGTAACTACCGATTTGAACTAATCAACCCAGCAGACAATAAAGAGAACCTCGACTCCGAGTATCTCGACATGCTGGACAGCCTCCCTGAGAAGGCTAGGAATAGGTTTTTATTAGGCAAGTTCGCCGATGATAGCGATGGCGCACTCTGGAGCGATGAGGTTTTAGGCCAGAACAGGCGATTAGGAAGGGCAGAGGAGAAGCTACCCGACTTCCTTAGAATCGTTGTAGCTGTTGACCCATCAGGCTGTAGCGGCTCAGAAGACACACGCTCCGATGAGATAGGTATTACGGTCACGGCCCTTGGAACTGACGGGCATGGTTATCTGATTGAGGATTTATCAGGCCGATACGGGCCTAGTGAGTGGGGCAAGATAGCAACAGACGCTTATCACCGCCATTCAGCCGACAGGATCGTAGCCGAAAAGAACTACGGTGGCGCGATGGTAGAGGCCGTTATTAGGGCTTCTGACCAGAAGGCTCCATACCGTGAGGTTACAGCCACCAGGGGCAAGGTTGTTAGGGCAGAGCCAATAGCGGCCCTCTACGAGCAGGGTAAAATACATCATATAGGTTACTTCCCGGAGCTAGAGGATCAGCTATGTGGGATGAGTGTTTCAGGATATACGGGCTTGAGATCACCAGACCGAGCAGACGCAATGATTTGGGGCTTCACCGAGCTGTTCCCATCTCTGACAAAAGAACCTCGCAAAAAGCGAAAATTGCAGCCTAAACTTGCAATTGCATAAGGACAAACAATGTTATCTGATTCCGAAATAGGCTCAATCATACGCAGCGAGCTAGACTCCGCGCTGAGTTATGAGGGCGAGATTGCTAGCAAGCGCGAAATGTTGATGGACTACTACAACGGCCAGCCCTACGGGGATGAGGTCGAAGGCCAGTCTAGCGCAGTCACAACTGAAGTTGCAGATACAATCGAATGGATGTTACCTAGCCTTTTACGGGTGTTTACTCAAGGCAAAGAGGTCGCATCTTTCACGGGATACACTGAGCAAGCCAACGAAGAAGCCAAACAAAAGACGGCGCTCTCTAACCACGTTTTCCTCCAAGAGAATGATGGTGTCTTAATCCTACACAATATGTTCAAAGATGCCCTGTTGCAGTTCACCGGGACAGTAAAGGTCTACTGGGAAGAAACAGAGTCCACATCAAATCAGAAGTATGAGGGGCTTTCCGAGGTTGAGTACCAGAAGCTACTTAGCACTAAGGGTGTGACCATCGACAAGATGGAGATGGAAACCGATGAGTTCGGTATAGTCACCTATGATTGTAAGACTACTCAGAAGATTGAACAATCTGGGGTAAAGTACGCCAACATACCGCCAGAAGAATTCCTAATATCTCGCACAGCTAGAAGTTTTGATGACCCCGTTTTTATTGGTCACAGATCGCCCAAGACACGCTCACAGCTTGTTGAGATGGGCTTTGACAGGGATATTGTTGATGACCTACCCGCAGACGAATACTACGAGTTTAATGGTCAAAAGAACGCCAGATACCACGACCAAGGCAATTGGCAGGACGTTAATACATCTAATCACGATCCTAATGATATTGTGTATTTGGGTGAGTATTACTGTCGTATCGACGTTAATGACGATGGTATTTCTGAGTTGTACCAAGTGTTTTACGCTGGCAATGAGGTTCTATCCAAAGAGCCTGTAGACGACCATCCCTTTGCTGTAGTCGTACCCATCCCCATTCCGCATAGAGCGATTGGTACATGCCCGGCTGAACAGGTGGCCGACCTACAGTTCCGCAAGTCTACCCTGGTTAGGCAGATGTTGAACAACGTCTATCAATCTAACTACCCTCGAATCCTGCACAGTAACCAAGTGGACTTGGATGATCTGCTAGTCCCGAGGGCTGGCGGGCTGGTCGGTGTTGACACTGACAACCCAGACGTTTCTGGTCACGCGCAAATGATTCAGGTCGTCCCAATGCTTGAGGGCATACTGTCAGCCCTCGAATATACTGACATGGAGAAAGAAATCCGTACAGGTGTTACCCGAAATGGTCAGGGCTTGGACGCTAACGCCCTAAACAACACAGCTACGGGCTTTCTAGGCATGAAGGATGCTTCTCAGCAGAGGCTTGACCTGATCGCCCGAATATTTGCCAATGGTGGCGTTAGGACGCTGTTTGAGAAAACTGTAGACCTATTATCACGCTATCAGGACACGGTTAAAGAAATTATGGTTACGGGTAGGCCGCTAGAGATCAACCCTAGAATGTGGAGCAGCAACACTGCTTGCCGTATTGATGTGGGTATTGGGGCAGGTGATAGGCAAGAGAAGATTGCCAACTTGAACGCTGTACTACAGAGACAGATAGAGTTCTCACAAGCTGGGCTAGTCTTGTCAGACCAACCTAAAATGTATAACACCCTGTCTAAGCTAATCACAGAGGTAGGTCTTAAAGACGTAGACCTGTACTTTAATAATCCAGAGGTTGAGGAGTCTACCCTGTTTGCTCAGAATCAGCAGATGACCCAGATGATCCAGCAGCTACAGGCGCAAGACCCAGCGAACGCTATGGCCGAGGCTGAGATGGCTAAAGCACAGGCAAGCCTAGAGTCTAGCAAGATGAAGACAGCTTTAGACGCGGATCAGGGTGTCAGAGCACATCAGGTCAAGATGCGTGAGCTAGACATTAAAGAGAAACAGGCCCAGGTTGATACCCTCAAGACAATCGCTGACATCAGGAATATTCAGGCAACAACAGAGGGCCAGAACATCGAGAACGAATCCGTCACTACGGGCCTTAATGACTTGCTGAAGGAATTGACCAATGGCGGTTAAGGCTTTAATCAATGCGGCTATTGATTCTTCTCGCAAGGCTAGGATGCAGAGGGCCAAGGATCAGGGTCATAGCGTAGCAAGAGGTGAGACTTGGTATCACGCCACAACAGGGAAAGAGTTCGACAGATTTGACCCTGACATGGTTGGCTCAAGGTTTCCGAAGTCTTTCGGTGTCCACATGAGTAACAGCAAAAACGAGGCAACGCATTATATGCCCCCCGGCGGGACTATGCGTGAATTGTCTGTATCGCCAAAAAACACACTTGTAATTGATATACCCGAAGGCGGGCCATTCGTTACAGCTTCAATGAAGGCAGACCTCGACAGACCGGAGATTATTGAGCGCCTTGTCATGGCAAAGAGGGCAGGGAATCCCTATGATTCCGTCAGAATAAGGAAAAAAATTCCAGACGATTGGCAAGACTGGACAGGTGATAGCGGTTATAACGAAAATTTTATTATGTTAGATGAGTCGGGTATTCGTGACGTAAACGCTCAATTCGACCCCGCGAAGCGCAAAAGCTCAAAACTACTTGCAAGCGCAATGGGCGTTGGCGTACTCGGAACAGCAGCACTAACCCCGCAAGAGGCAGAGGCTGG